AAATGGACTTAAACTTAATGACTCCTATAAACCAACTAGGATATGGCATAGCTGGGCTAAATATATGTAAAAGCCTAAGCAAGATGTGTAATGTCAGCCTATTTCCTATGGGGCCAGTGGATTTAGCTATAAGAGAAGATGTTCAACCACTTCAAGAAGCTGCCATGCGTTCTCAGAAGTTAAATTTTGACGCACCATGTTTAAAGATATGGCATCAGCATGATTTGGCACAGTTTGTTGGCAGAGGTCTACGAATAGGGTTTCCATTTTTTGAATTAGACGTATTTAAAGATATGGAGAAGCACCACCTCAATAATTTGGATGCTTTGTTCGTTGCGTCTGAATGGGCAAAGAAAATATGTTTAAATAATCTAACATTACCTGAAGAAAAGATTTTTGTTGTACCTCTAGGTGTTAATTCAGATATATTCTCACCTGCTAAAGATAGTACAGATAATAAGACCATATTCTTTAATTGTGGTAAGTGGGAGGTTAGGAAAGGACACGATGTACTGGTAGAACTTTTTAATTTTTCATTTAACGAAGAAGATGATGTAGAATTATGGCTTATGTGCAGTAATCCATTCTTAAGTCCAGAACAAACAACAGAATGGGAACGTCTATACAAAACCTCTAAATTAGGCAACAAAATTAAGATACTTCCAAGAGCAAAGACACAGGTAGAAGTGTATAATACTATGTCTAAAGTAGATTGTGGAATTTTTCCTTCTAGAGCAGAAGGTTGGAATTTAGAGCTATTAGAGCTAATGTCTTGTGGTAAAAACGTCATAGCTACAAATTATTCAGCACATACAGAGTTCTGCAATAAAGATAATTGTTTTCTAGTAGATATTGACGAAACAGAGACAGCTTATGATGGTAAATGGTTTCTAGGTGATGGTAATTGGGCCAAAATTTCAGATAAAGCATTTAATAGCTTTGTAAATCACATGAAGAGCATTCATGAGATGAAACAGAGTCATTCTCTAGAAAAAAACAATAATGGAGTTCAAACAGCTGAAAGTTTCTCGTGGGACGAGTCAGCTAGAAAGATATTACACCATGTTCAACTTATTTCAGAATAAACAAGAGAAAAAAGAAGAGATAGAGTATGCTAGTGTTAAATTTTATATTACTGAACCCGGAAAGCCACCAAGAGTGTCTGTAAACATAGAAGACTATGGTGAAGAGTCTATTAACTCGTTATGCTGTATCGTTTCTTTGTTAGGCGAAGATTTTGTTACAGTGGAGACCATAAATGTGATTAAAAACTTTTTGCTAGAGACAGATCAGGAGACAACGTTTGTATCTATAGCACAGAAATTAGGAGAGATGGAAGCATTTAAGATGCAGTTTAAAAAGAATAAAAAACATATTAATAATGCAGTTGAGCCTTGCATTAAACCCTCGGAGTTATCATGACTAAAAAAATAGGTTGGCAGAAATACGAAGCTTTACTAGAAGAACAAATGTCTTCAACTTTGATTATGGACTTGTTGAAAGCTCAAGCTGACGACGATGAAGAGATGGTATATCGTGATCCAGAAGATATTGATGATGATGATCCTTCTGGAATTATGATTCCTATGAGTTCCAAACTTGTAGAAGATGCCATGATGATTACAAATTTTGATTGCTGGCTAGGTCATACGAATTTTGATATTACTCCAGACATTAAAAAAGCTCTTGATAAAACTGAAGGAGTTGAGCTTTTAAAAGTTATGAGTAGGTATAGATTCTTTATTGGCGTAGGTAAGATGTTTGAATTTGCTAAGGTTAGAAAAAGTATTGAAACTGAATTGACAAAGGAGATTAAATATGAAGAAGAAGAAGGATAGTAACATTAATATTAAAATGGAAGCAGCAATGAAAGATAGTGACATTACTAACATAATGCACAAGGCTTCTGGAAAATTTATTAGAAGTTTGGACACAGATACGCTCTATACTTGCGAAATTAACGCATTGTGGAAATCGTTGGTCAATTTCAAGCCAGAGAAGAAGACGAAATTCACCACCTATTTGTACAAAGGTGTTGTCATTGAGTGTCTTAAAGCTTTGAAGTTTGAAAATAAAAATTGCTCAAATAACAGAGAGTTGCATGACAATCTGTCATCCAAGAGGCACAGTCCCAACCTAATCTTTGAATTGCTAGACGAATTAGACACTGATGAGGAAAAAATGCTCATTACTGACAAGTTTAGCAATATGACTATCCAAGAAATGGCTAATACTAGGACTTATAGTCGTGAGACTGTGAGGAAAAAACTAAAAAAGCTATATAATAAGCTAAGGGAAAGTCTTGATTAGTGTATAACTAGGTAGGACAAGGACTACATTTTAGGAATTTGACGTAATATCAATTTAGTAAATATTGGAGATATTATGGCTTCACAAAGCGTAAAAGGTAGTGGTTCTACTGTAAATAATGGTGGTACAATTGTTAAGGGTGGTAGCATTGGTGCTGATAGCCCAATGACAAAAAACATTAGCATTGCAGAGCTTGCTGATGGACCTGAAGGTTATGGCTCAAAGGTTGTTAAAGTAAACAACCCTACAGACAAGGACTATAAGGGTGTCATTGAGGCTAAAGGTTTGGGAAATGGAACTTTTGCATTTGCTCCTAACGCTCAAGAGGGTGAAAGAAACTTCTTGATTCGTGGGTGTGGAACAGCAGAAGGAAATAACGAGATCAATAACACAGCAAGTGATATCCTCGTTAGTCCTGCTTCTGAGGTTGCTCTTAGAGGAGTTAACGACATTCATGCTATCACATCCACTGTTCAAATTGGCGAAGATGATGCAACATTCAATGTCTTGGCAAGACCTTCAACTGAAATGGTTCCGGGTCGTGTTAAGGGTACTGATGCTGGCAGTGTCGTAGAATTTATTGATCCTGCTACAGGTTCAGCAACTTCTAAGGCTGACATCCTCCCAACCAGAGCAGTTCCGGGTGAGCTTACTTATCACTTTGGTGCAGTAAATGCTCCTACTACAGATGAGTATAAAGCAATAGACAGTCACGAATAAATTTAATTTTTTATATTCTTATCGCTACAGGGTAGCACCTCTTTGAGGTGCTGCCCTTAGTGTGAGACTGAGAGTCACCCATGTTTGAATTTAATGAAGAGAACCTCACCATACTCATTGGCGGCATTAGTGGTGCTATAGCCTTTTTTGTAGTAATCTATAAAAGAGTTCTGCAACCACTATCTAAAATTCTGCAATCACAGACTTTTATTGTAGAGATTCTTGACGGTGTGGAGACACTAAAGTCAGAGATTAGAGACATTGATGGCATTCAAGGCTCTGAAACTCCAATTAAAGACCATATTATTGGAATGATGTATAGCTTACAGAGAATTGAATCCAGACAAAACATTATAGAACATAGAACAAAAGCAGCACTCCACTATAGTAATATGGCGTTATTTGAAACAGACTCAGAAGGAAGACTAATATGGAGTAGTACAAACTTAATGGATATGACAAAAAACCTTACAACAACTTGGTCAAGAACTGCTTCCTATATGGTAGAAGGTTTTGATTGGGTTAATTTTTTTGATGAGGCAGACAGGGAGGATATACTTTCTGAATTCAAATCTTGTTTAAAGATGAACAGGAGGTTTAGCAAAGTAACAAAGCTGACAAACAGTCTTCCAGTAAGGCTATTAGGTTATCCTTACAAGATTACTGAGTCAGAACATGGAGGTTTTTTGGTTAGTGTGACTGAAATGATTAATAAAAAAAAGGAGATACTATGAGTAAACTTAAGATGAGAACAGAGTCAAAATCACCACGATTTTCTCTTGATACTAGTGACGTTCTTGATATCGCAAGAAATACAGCCCTTGTAGCACTTGCAGCTGGTCTTACCTACCTTGGCGAGAACATTGGAGATATTGATCTTGGAAATGCAAGTGCGTTAGTTGTTCCAATTGCAGTAATTGTTATCAACACAATTGTTAATTGGGCTAAAAATAATACTGACTAGGAGTAATAATATGTTTGAAAAACCTATAGACCTACTCAGAGCCTATAAAGAAGGTTTTGTAGGTAGTTGGTGTGACCCAGAGGATACAGACAAACTATTAGGAGAGCTGCCTCATCCATTATTTGGTGTTGCAGCACCTGATCTGTATGGAACTGGTGAAGGAAAGACAGCTTTACTTTACAAGTCAGTACAGAAGTTTGATCCCACCTTTGGTTATCATGAAAAGCAGACTACTGGAGATTGTGTTTCACATTCTACACGAAACGCCGTTGACGTAACTCGTTCACACGAGATTGTTGGTGGTGATAGTGAAGATTGGGTAACACGAAGTGCTACAGAAGCTATCTATGGTCACAGAGGTCATGGTGGTCAAGGTATGTCTTGTTCTAAAGCTGCAAGATTTGTTGCTCAGGACGGTGGCATACTGCTGAGAAAAGATTATGGATTTGTTAACCTAACTAAGTATAACAGTCGTACTGGTACTAATTGGGGAAGGTCTGGTGTTCCTAGAGATGTAAAACAAGAAGGAGAAAAACATCAGGTAACAACTATATCCTTGATCAACACTATAGATCAAGCCAGAGATGCCATTGCTAATGGGTATGCTTTAAGTGTCTGTAGTAATTATGGATTTTCCTCACGCCGTGACTCCAATGGGATAGCCCGCAGGTCAGGGTCTTGGAATCACGCAATGTGCTGGACGGCAATGGATGACAGTCATGAAATTCATAATGAAACTCTCTTCTTAGTTCAGAACTCTTGGGGTGTATTTAATGGTGGACCTAAGAGACTTGAACAGCCAGATGGTAGTTTCTGGATTAGAGAAAAAGATGCTGCTGGAATGCTAAGACAAAATGGCTCTTGGGTATTCAGCGATGTTAATGGTTTTCCCCCTAGAAAAGTTGATTGGACTATAAACGAGGTATTTTAATGGCATCATTATTTAAGAATCTTCAAATTAGACGAGGCACAAACGCAGACTTTAATGATAAAGACCCTGTGTTGAAAGCTGGTGAACCAGCTGTAGCTATAGACACTCAGTTCCTTAAAATTGGTGATGGAACATCCAAATGGTCTGAGCTGCCTACATTCAGTAGTGCAATTATAAACACTATAGAAGTGGATATACCCACTATTGAGTCTAATAATTCTGAAACTGTAACTATTACAGTAGATGGTATAGATTCTATAAATGATTATTCCATTCTCGTTACTCCATCAGCTCCCCTGCCTGAGCATATAGACTTAAGGTATGCTTACGTATCTTCTGTGAATGAGGTGTCCATAGTATTTACTAATACTGACAATTCTAATGGAGCGTTCTCATTAGCACAGAGTGGTGCAAAGCTTACTATCTTTAGCTATCTTCTTAACATACCAACCATCACTGTAACAACAACGACAACTCCTGATCCTATTGTGGACGATATGTTTTCGTGGGGTTTCAATGAGTTTGGTCAACTAGCACTAGGAGATAGAACAGATAGAAAAGATCCTACATTTATATTTGATAACAACAAAAAGTGGACTAAGATTAGTGGTGGTAATTACCACACTCTTGCCATTGATGTTGATAGAGAACTCCACAGTGTAGGATATAATTATTATGGTCAGCTTGGTCTGGGGGATCATGGAGCTGGCACTAATAAACTTCAGTTCACTAAAGTAACTGAGTGTTTCTTTAATGATGGAAGTCTTTATAGCGACAACGCTGAGTGGAGCCATATATCAGCAGGGTCGTATCACTCACTAGCCATTGACACAAGTGGCAATCTATTCTCCTGTGGAGATGGAAGCTATGGAGCTTTAGGCTTAGGTGACGTACAGGGAAGAAACAAATTTACTCTTGTTGGAGAACAATTTTATTTTGCAGACCTAGACAGGCTCACAGGGAATGGGACAAATGGCACTTCCTTTACTCTTAACGACATAGATAATGATAAATATAAATTTGTAGCTAATTCTGGACTATATCAGATAACTGGAATTCCTAGTTCTAATCCTATCACAGTTACAATCTCACGCCCCAATTCAGTTAAAGACTCAACCCATGTCAATCACTTCTTTGTTGGACCCAGCGATGATGACTATATTCCACAAGGAGGAAATGAACTTGTAGCTTATAGTGGAGATGTGTTAGAAGCCACCATAGCTGATCAACAATATTATTCAGGTACTGTAGAGATTGATGTATCTGGTGACTATCAAAGAATATCTATACAATCACTCAATGACAACATGGATAATTTTAATGAGATTGTTCATTATCAAAGCCCTAATAGTACTTGGTTGAGCATAGGTGCAGGCAATCACCATTCTGCTGGTGTCCAAAATTCAGGTCTGTACGCTTGGGGTCAGGGTAACTTTGGTCAGAATGCTTCTGGCGAAAACGAGAACGTACTATTTCCAAGAGGCGTAAAGAAGCTAGACTCTTTAAATAATAGACTAATTGATGCCAACGACGAGATAGCATTCTCACAGGTAGCTGCTGGAAAGAATCATTCATTAGCAATTGGTAGAGAGTATGACGAGAATGGGGTAATACCAACATCTGATCCTACAGTATTTACATTTGGAGATAATACAGATGGTCAACTTGGTATAGGTGGTGCTATTCAAAGCTCAGACCTTATAGTTCCAGTGTCCTTTGACTTCTCCCAGATTGTTGACACTAACAACATAGAGTTTGAACCTGTCATGTATTACAGAGAAGATGGCTTTGGTAATATGTACTTTAGAAAGACAGGCGACTTTAGTAGTTTTAGTGAAAAAGAAAAATACATACTACAGCCAGCTACTGAAGACCTATTAAGCAATGATCCTGAATACAGGAGTGGTCTTTACAGAATACGAAACGTACAATCAGATAACCCAATAGCTATATTAAATGGTGGTAAAGAAGACAAAATTACATATAGTGGAGATAGCAAAAGGGGTTGTAGAATACTAAACGACACTACAGCTGATGGTAAGTATGATTTTTATTCAGGCGATGTATATGTTAGAGTATTAGGAGACTTTGATAAGGTTAGTGTTTATACTATGAATAATGGATATCTTGGTAAAAATATATTCTACTTCTCAGAACCAGTTTATAATCCAGTTAAGGTAAGTGCTGGAGCAAACCACAGCGTTGTGCTAACTGGCACAGACCAAGTGCTTACTTTTGGTAAGAATCACAAGGGCCAGCTTGGTGCTGGTGATACAGATGGTAGAAATTTCCCATACAGATTACCAGAGTCTAATATTAAAAACATAGATGCTGGTGGAGATCATACATTGTTTGTAGATGGTTCTAAGTATGTCTGGTCATTTGGTGATAATCAGAATGGACAATTAGGTCTTGGCGACAACACAAGTAGGTCTAGTGCTACAAGGATTGACAATACAATCAGATGGCAAAATGTCTACGCTGGAGCAAGCCATTCTTTCGCTACAGTCTTCGCCTTCTATCCTAACGCCCTATCTAACTTCCAAGTTAAAAATGCAAGCACTAGCAATCTAGTAGGTCACAGACAACTTGCTATAACTTGGGATCACATTACTGCATATGAGGAAGCAATTACTAATTATATAGTAGAGTATTCTTCTGATAGTGGTGCTTCATGGTTTACTTATTCTGATAACGCACTGGCTTATAAATTTACAGAAGACTATATTGGTGCAGCTAGAGACACAGAACAAAGCACTACGTTTACTTATATAATTGATGGTCTTAATGATAGTGATAGCTACCTCGTAAGAGTAGCTGGTCAGAACGCAACTGGCACTGGGCAGTTTACAGAGAGTAGTCAACCAGTATCTCCAGTAGAAGCTATTGATTCTGACTTCTCTTCAGTTGTCTTCTATTCTCACCTAGACAATAGTGGTCTAGATGATATCTCAGGGTTCCCACCACGTAGTCCTGAGACATTCTTCAACACTAACGCAACTAGATATCTTGCTGGAGAATTCGCAGAGGCTCTAAGGCTTTATCAATATGATGGTGCAAGATACAGCAACAGTGATGGGATTACGCTACCAGCAGAGTTCACTATTGAATTCTTCTTCAACCCAAGAAACTACACCAATACTCAAAACGGAGAAGGTCCAGAAGCAAGGATTTTTGCTCTTAGAGGTGGTAGTGAAGATAAATTGAAGTTGTCATATCAAGGCTCAGATGCTACTGATTACAGTTTTTCCCTATACAAACATAACAGCACAACAAACGATGCTGACATCAAAGTGTGTGACATAAATAACGAAATTACAGATGGCTTTGCACATATTGCTATCACTAGAACTAGTGGTGCAGCAGACAATCCTTCAAGTTACGAGGTTGTTAGAATGTTCTACAATGGTAATCTTATATCTAGTGGTAGAGATGACTCAACATATCTTATAGATAATATAATATTTGCCTCTGGTAATAATTTCTACGACTTTGATATAGATGAATTTAGAGTATCAGATATTGTCAGATATGATCACGAAGAAAATTTCAACCCAACTACAAAACCCTTTGGTATATAAACATAAGAGGTAAAATAACATGTCTAAAAAATGTAGAATTCAACTACGAAGAGGTACTTCTGGTGAGCTATTAACAGCTAATCCAGTATTAGAACAGGGAGAGCCAGCATTTGAAACAGATACTAATGTTCTCAAAGTAGGTGATGGTTCAAGTGAATACAATAACCTAGCTTCAATTAGCGGTGGAGGAGGTGGGCCAGCCAATTCTGTAGTCAGTAACACAGCTGGTATTCCTAACTCTACTAGGGTAACAAACATTGTGTCAATGTCTCAATCAGATTATGACAATCTATCTAGTTATGATAATAATACTTTATATTTTTTAACATAAGGAATGAGTCATGACACTTAAAATTGGTTCCAATACCATAACTGCTGTATATCTTGGATCAACCAAGGTTCCTGAAACTTACTATGGGCAAAAATAAACCAAAAGAAAGTCAAAGAAAATGCCTAAAGAACAAAATTTTAAAATTCGCCGTGGAACATCCCAAGAATGGAAAGAAGATAACCCAATCCTAAAAAAGGGAGAGATTGGTTTTGACATTGACACAGGCGAGATTAAGTTTGGAAACGGTGTAGATACTTGGGAAGAACGTACTCACGATTTAACAAAAACTAATATTAAAAAGATTGACTCTCTATGGTCATTAGCTACAGAAGAACAACCAGACCCAAATCTTCCTACTCCTTATATAATTCCTCCTGATAATAATAATGTTGTTGTAGGACCACAAGGAGTTCCGGGAGAACAAGGACCAGCAGGTGCTGACGGAGAGCAAGGCCCGCAAGGAATTCAGGGACCACAAGGTTTAGCAGGTATTGATGGAGAGAGAGGACCAGCAGGAGTGCAAGGTCCAGAAGGTTCAACTGGTCCAGCAGGTGCTGACGGAGAGCAAGGACCAATAGGACCACAAGGCGTACAGGGCTTAACAGGCTCAGAAGGACCACAAGGTCCAGTAGGAATTCAAGGCCCAATAGGTCCAGCTGGAGAACAGGGTCAAGCAGGAGTCAATGGTCAAGACGGTGCTGTTGGAGAGACGGGTGCGGCTGGAACTCAAGGGCCAAAAGGAGACAAGGGTGACGCAGGAGAGGCAGGTCCACAAGGCAGTCAAGGCATCCAAGGTATTCAAGGGCCAGAAGGTCCAGCAGGTACAAACGGTTCCACTGGACCGCTTGGTCCACAAGGTGCAGAAGGGATACAAGGCCCAAAGGGAGACACTGGTGGATTAAATATGAAAGGCACTGCTACCTCTTGGCCTCCAGATGACAACCCAGTTGAAGAAGATATATGGATACTACCTAATCCAACTCCAGCAGGTACACCAATAGAGTATGATCCCGGAGATGGAGTAATTTGGAATGGGACAGAGTGGCAAGATACTGGTCCCATACGTGGAGAAATTGGACCTCAAGGCCCAATGGGTGCTGCTGGAGCAGATGGAGCAGATGGAGCAGAAGGCCCAAGAGGTCCACAGGGAGAACCCGGAGTTGATGGAGTTAATGGAATTGATGGAGTAGCAGGTTCACAAGGCATACAGGGAATACAAGGTGAGAAAGGTGATCAAGGAGATCAAGGTCCAGCTGGAGTGAATGGTCAAGACGGTGCAGAAGGACCGCAGGGATTACAAGGTGTGCAAGGAGAGCAAGGTCCACAAGGTATTCAGGGTGCAGAAGGTCCACAAGGGACAGCAGGAATAGATGGTGCAGAAGGCCCAACAGGACCACAGGGAGAAGCAGGCCCACAAGGGCAACAAGGATTGACAGGACCAGAAGGCTCACAAGGACTACAAGGCACACAGGGAGAGCAGGGTCCAGCAGGACCAAACGAAATATCTTCTGATCCAGACAATTACGCTACTCTTGGTAGCGACACTAAAGTTTTTGTGCCTTATCCTGTCTCTGGTGGTTCAGACGAAAACGCACTAGCCTTTGCTAAGGGTGCAGGTCTCAATGTAGAACAAGGACTACTTGCTGCTGCTGGTCAACCAGCTAAAACAGTACTCGCTGTAGCAGCAACAAGCACTGGGAAAGTACAAGGCGTTTCATTAGGTGATGGTAACGTTGTTGAAGTTTATACTAACGGTGCCGAGTATTCAGCTAGCAATGTATTATATAGAGAATTTATGGGTAAGGGTGAGCCTATATGTTTTACAGGTTTATCTGCTGGTGCAATTATAACATCTACTCAGGGCTTCTATGGCATGGGAGAACAAGTAATTGGTAGTAACGAAAGCCCTATGCCTTTAATGAGTTTAGGTCTATCGTTCACTTCTACTTTTCTTTATGCTTTCCGTGACTCTCAGAGTTTCATTGGAAGTGGTGGTTCTACAGGTCAGGTTATTATATGCAATGGACCTTTGCCTTCTATTGTTTCATTCATCAGACCTAATGGCTCGCTAGTCTCAGATCAACAACCAAAAGAGCTAGCACCTTTTGAGTTATGCTACTTTTATACTAATGCTAATGGAGAATACATCATTAATGCTACTAGCCCAGTGATGGCTGCTATACAGGCTCGCATGGGAAGTAATGCTCCACTTACCCCCGCAGGCCCAAACGATGCCGATGCAAGGTTCTTTGACGCTAGACTCATTATGCCACTTACTAATGATGGTATAACTTGGCCTAGGTCTGGCTTTGTGTCCGCACCTTATGCAAACACTACTTCAAAATATTATGTACGTGATGGAGTCACCGGAGATTTTCCCGTAGTTAATCCGGGTTCCCCAGTAGACTTTGATGCAAGTGGTTCTACAGGAGCCAGCGATTCAGATTATGAACCCCGTGGATGTACTAGGCTAATGGCTAATGGTCTTGTCTCTGCTTACTCAGGTGCAGACAGTGCTGGACTTGAAGCCAGTGCCATGATACCCGTAGCTGCTATGTCGCAAGTTGTAGCACAGCCATTCTTTATTCATGACTCTAGTGATGGAGGTGGATCAGGCGTAGCTATTGGAAGTACGTCCACAGGAACGGCTAAAGTTTATGAATGGGATACAGCGACAGGCAAAGCTGTACTAAAGTATACTGTACCTCTGAACAGGGGAGCATCTGGTGGAGGCATAGCACCCTCAACTCCTGAAGATCAATTCATTCCTACTGCTGGAATTGTGGCAAATGAGCCGGGATTCCCCGGAGACCCATGTGTTGTACTGCTTGATGGTCAATTAAATCCGGGTTACGTGGAAGCTGATGTACCAATTACAGTGATAGCTCAGAATGCTGACCCTAACTTAAGACCTGAAATCAGGTCTCAGAATGGCACAACAACCACGGGTATCGTTAGTGATGACGATGAAACTCTAATGCTTGGCTGGACTCCGGCAACACTCAAGGCTGAAATAACCACAGACACTGATGGCTATACCAGAAAACGTGTTATAGATAATACTGGAGTAACTACATACCCACTTACATAATTAAAAATTTTGTGTCTTTTGTGACATAAACTAGTATAATAGAATGGTCCCTTAATAAGGAGAATAATATGGCAGTCGTATCAACAACAGATGTGGTCACTAATCCAGATACATCCAGAGAAGTAGCAACAAACGCTAGCGTTGTTTGTTCTTGCTTTCCAACTGGTGAATCTTTTACAGTAAGCACAAGTACTGATAGTAATTTTGTAAACTTTGACACAAGCTTAACATATGAAGCCTTGGAGTCGTCGTATACAAGCAGATTTGATAACATTGGTTATTACAATGCTGTAGATGGTGGAGGTCCATCATGAGGAAGTTTTTAGAATTTGCTTTAGCTGGAATCTTAGTTATAGTTATAGGCGTTGCTATTCACCCTGACGTAGAAGGTAGTAAATCTTGGAACAGTGGTGCTAATAATGATACCTATACAACTCCTGATGACTCTATTGCAAAGATGTACGAAGGATATGTAGAGCAATGGAAAAAAGATGTAAAATATTCTTTCAACGTAGCAGAGAAAGAAGTATATGGAACTGATCCTGCACCTGTGCCAATTGGGCCTGATCCAGACCCAAAGAAGTGTATTTGTAAAGGAACTGGAGTAATTAAACAGGGAGATGGACATGTGACACCCTGTCCTTATCATGGAAAACAATTTGTAAACCCTCTTTTATTGGAGAAATAAATGGAACTAGACACAGAAACCCTATTGAGAATCGTAGCTGTTGTCATTGCTGCCTCACTACTATTTTCAAGTATAAATTATTCAAAGATCGTTACATTAGTAACAGATCTTATACCTATGCCTAAGCCTAAACCAGAGGTTGTACCTACAGTACCAGAGGTAGAAGAAGTAACTTTCTTAGAAATTGTTGATTCTTGGCACACTCTGAGAAATCAATGTGAAGCCTATGGATTGACAGAGGCTGTAGAAAAAATTGACGAGGTATTTCCTCTACTAAACACAGAAGACTAGGAGTATAAACATGAAGAATATTATAGCAATTGTATTATTACTCTATGCAGTATTTGGCAGTGGTCTTCTAGATCTTTTGGATAGACCAAGCCCAACTCCTGAGCCAAAACCTCCAGAGAAAATATTAAACATTGATACACCTACTGAAACAGTAAAGAATAGAGTTAAAATATTTTCTGATTTGGTTACAGACCCTACAGACAAAGCAAAACTTGCTATATTTAATTATGAGTTTGCTAAAAGGGTTGAAGGATATGAGACAACTAGCCAACAAGTAAATGATGTTTATGCATTAGCTGGTAAGACATTTTTTAAAGGTAGTCTTGTAGATAAATATGATGGCCTAGCAGAAGAGATAGTTAAGCTGCTTGGAGAAATCATGGGTGAAGAAAATCATAATTTGACTCTTACGGAAAAGCAACAACTTAGCGAATATTTTTTAGGAGTGTCTTGGACGCTCATCCAGCCAAATCTTTAGGGGTAATATAATATGTCACCACAAGTTATTAGTGATCTTTTATTTCAGATATTTAGTGAAGAGGGCTATTCAGTCAATGGATTGACAGTAAAATGCCAGAGTCCATTAGTGGCTAACATCGCCAGTGCAGGAGGTAGAACTACTATAGACTTTGGGAATAATTTTCCTAGAGCAGAAGTAAAAAAGATTATAACACTCTATGTATACATTGAGGGAGTTATGTTTGGGAAAGACTCAGGCAGTATTAAGCTGAAAAATTTTCCAGATATTAATTTTGGTTATGATACTGAGACTGTATTAGACTTCTTGTCTAAAAATATACCGTCTATTAAGTTTGGAGATGATGATGATACTATCAAAGCAGAGATTAAGGGAAGATTCTCTGACAAGAATAAGCAAAAAATTGCTGAGAAATGTTTGCAATATGCTAGGGAATGGAGTACAATATCTACAGCTGGTGGCGTTGAGTTTTCTAAAGCTAATCGTTCAGAAAGAAGTAGATTAAGAAGTCAATGTGCTGATTTTGTTAGAGAAAATGTTAAAGAAGAAGTTGAAAAAGAATACAGTTCTGTATTTCTTACTTTTGTTCTTATAACAGTAATACTCCCAGCTATAATTTCTTGGGTAGTGCATAGAGTTTTAGACGATTTATTCAATCAATAAGTAATTTTACAATATGAGGTCTGTCAATTATGTCAATTAAATCACTGATGAACTATACTTTCGTATCTAAGTATGCAAGATGGGACGCAGGTAAGCTAAGAAGGGAAACGTGGGGCGAGTCAGTTGATAGGGTCAAGCAAATGATGTTTGATAAGTATGTGGGTGGTAGCATACATCAAGAGACAACCCCTCCTCCAGTAGCAGAGATCGCACGAGTTATTGAACAAGCCTATGAAGGCATGAGAAAGAAGAGGGTTCTAGGTTCTCAGAGAGCGTTGCAGTTTGGTGGATCGCCAGTGTTTAAACACAATGCTAGAATGTATAATTGTATTTCTTCATATGTAGATAGACCAAAGTTCTTTCAAGAATGTATGTACCTCCTACTCTGTGGTTGTGGTACTGGCTTTTCTGTTCAAAGGCATCACATCGCCAAGCTACCAAAGCTGGTAAAAGAGAAGTCAGGGACAAAGAAGTTTGTCATTGAGGACTCAATTGAAGGCTGGTCAGACGCTGTAGGTGTACTGGTGTCCAGTTACTTCTCCAAGTGCAATCTGTTCCCAGAATATACTGGAAAGACTGTAGTTTTTGATTACTCTAAAATACGTTCAGCAGGCTCATATTTAAAGTCTAGCGGAGGTAAGGCTCCCGGACCAGATCCGCTGCGAAAAGCTCTTACAAGCATCAAGAAGACCCTTGACAGAGCAATTAAGGCAGGAGATAGGAAACTTAAACCTATTGATGCGTATGATATCGTAATGTATGGTGCTGACGCTGTAATTAGTGGTGGTGTCAGACGTAGTGCTACCATCTGTGTCTTCTCTCCTGACGATGAAGAGATGGCAAAAGCCAAAACTGGATCATGGTTTATTGACAATCCACAGCGTGGACGATCTAATAACTCTGCACTACTTCTACGTGGCGAGACTACAGAGGAAGAGTTCTCTACTCTCATGCAGTCAGTCAAAGAGTTTGGGGAACCCGGATTCGTATGGTCTGACTCTACAGAGTTGATTGTAAACCCCTGCGTAGAGATTGGCATGTGGCCTGTAGATGAAAAGACAGGTAAGACAGGATGGCAGGCATGTAATCTATCTACTATTAATTGTGCTAAGGTTAAAACTGAAGAAGAATTCTACGAAGCTTGTGAAGCTGCTGCAACCATTGGTACACTACAGGCTGGATTCTCCCAGTTCCCATATCTTGGCGAAGTGTCAGAGCGAATCATTAGTCGTGAGGCTCTACTTGGAGTGTCAATGACAGGAGTCATGGAACAGCATGAGATTTGTCTTGATCCAAAGGTACAAAAGAAAGGTGCTGAGATAGTCAGAGAAACCAACAAGAGAGTAGCAGGACTAATTGGTGTCAATCAAGCTGCACGAACTACCTGTGTTAAGCCAGAGGGTACGTCAAGTTGTATTCTTGGTACGTCATCTGGCATTCACCCTCACCATGCTAAGAGATACATTCGTAGAGTACAAGCAAACAAGATGGAGCCAATCTATCAGTACTTTAGAGAAGTAAATCCTAGAGCATGTGAAGAGTCAGTATGGTCTAACAACGACACTGATGACGTTGTAGCCTTTTGCGTAGAGGTTCCAGATGGTGCTAAAATTAAGAACCAATTGGGTGCTATTGACCTGCTTGAGTATGTAAAAAGTACGCAATGTGCATGGGTTGAGTCAGGAAAGAACCCTGAACAATGTACCCAACCTTGGCTAACACACAATGTATCTAATACAATTAATGTTATGCCTCAAGAATGGGATGAGGTTACAGAATACATCTATGCTAATCGTCAGCACTTCTGTGGTATTTCTCTATTGCCAATCGCTGGTGATAAGGATTACGCTCAAGCACCATTCACAACCGTTTACTTACCTAGCGAGCAGATTCATCACTATGGTGACGCTTGTATGTTTGTCAGTGGTCTTATTGAAATAGGCATTTCTCTTTTTGAGGACAACCTGTGGGCAGCATGTGATAGCCTTCTAGGTTTTGGTACAAAGCTCAAGGGTAAAGATAAGAGAGAGTATCAAAATAAGTGTCAGAAGTTTGCTGATAAATATATGGATGGAGATTTAAAAAAGCTTACTTATTGCATGAAGGATGTATATAACTGGAAAGAGTGGCTAGATATCCAACGTGAATATAAAGACGTTGACTACACTCAGGTTCTAGAGCAACAGAATAATGTTAACCCTGTACAGGAACTCTCATGTGCTAATGGTCAATGTGAAGTTTTATAACACATTTGCTTCCTTTTTGTGTATAAGATAGTGTGAGATATACATAAAGGAGGCAACAATGGGAAGATTTATAGACTATACTGGTAAACAAATGGGTAAGTGGACTGTATTATATAGGACAGAAGGTACGAGAAGTGGTCATACTGTATGGAGATGTAAGTGTGAATGTGGTGCAGAGAAAGACGTATACGCAACACACATACGACAAGGCAATAGCAAAGGATGTAAACAATGCTGTAAGCCTAAAGGCAAGGACAGTCCTTATTGGACAGGAGTAGGTGACATTAGTGGTGACTACTTTGACAACATAAGACGAGGTGCTGATGGATCAAAGGGAAGACGAAAGATAAAGTTTGACATTACAAAGAAATATATTTGGAAATTATACGAAGAGCAAGAAGGTAAATGTGTTTTATCTGGACAGCCAATAACAATTGATTATAAAGGGAAAGACCATACAGCCTCACTAGATAGAATAGATAGCACAAAAGGCTACATAAGAGGAAACGTACAATGGGTTCATAAGCATGTAAACCTAATGAAAAACAAGTTAGATCAAAATTACTTTATTAAACTATGTGCAACCATAGCAAACAAACATAAGTCCTGATTACCTTTAACCCGATTGGTTGGGCTGTTGCCTTACCTTTAAACGGAATGGTCGTCAGGCAAACTCAAGGAGAAAGAAATGATGGGATTTGTCTCTTATAAACTGTTAACTGAAACAGCACAGATGCCTTTTAAAGCCAACAGAACAGATGCTGGGTTTGACGTATTCGCTGATGAAGAAGCTTGGGTCTTTGCCAAGCAGCGACAAACAGTCAAAACTGGAATCTCTCTAGAGATGCCTGACAATATGGCAGGTCTAGTTTGGCCTAGGTCTGGACTGTCAGTCAAGAAAGGTATTGATGTACTAGCTGGTGTTATTGACTCTGGCTATAGGGGTGAAGTTATGGTATGTCTTTATAATACTTCTGATGAGGACGTAGAAATAAAGAAGGGTGACAGAATTGCACAAATTGTTTTCCAAGAAATCCCCAATGTATCTTTAATGTTAAGAGAGGACTTAACAACTTCATCAAGAGATAAAGCAGGCTTTGGATCTACTGGACGCTAAGGAGGCTTAAATGGTCGCAGCACATGCACAGAGCAATCGTAAGAAACGTAAAGAAAAGAAAGAATTTAAACCTGTAGTCTTAGAGGCTAAAACTTCTAATCAAAAATCATATATAAGATCTATTATAGAAAACGATGTTGTATTTTGTACAGGTCCATCTGGTACTGGTAAGTCTTTTATTGCTGCTGGCGTTGCAGCACAGAAACTACTCAAGGATGAAATAGATACAGTAGTTGTAACCAGACCTCTAGTTTGTACTGGTAGAGACCTTGGGTCTTTACCCGGAGAGCTAAACGACAAGATCAAACCATACCTACAGCCTATGGAAGAAAACCTTCGCCACTTCCTTGGTCGTGAAAAGTTTGGTTATTATTTTAACCAGCGTAGGATTAAGTTTGAGCCACTAGAAACCATGCGTGGTTCTACATTTCATGACTCATACATGATATTAGACGAGGCTCAGAACTGTACGCTTGAACAGATTAAGATGTTCATAACGAGGATGGGCAAGCATTCTAAAGTGCTTATAAATGGTGATAACCAGCAGACAGATATATTTAGAGATAATGGGCTTGCTTTCTGCGTCCAAAGATTATCAAATATTAATGGTGTTGGAATCTCAAAATTAGCGTATCATGATATACAGAGAAATGGAATCATAGGAGCAGTGCTATATGCACTGGAAGGTTAATGTTGTACGATTATCAATGTGGTAAGTGTGATTATTTTATGGAAGATGTTTATCAATCTATGAAGGATGAGCCACTTACTAAATGTCCCCAATGTAAAAAGAACAGCTTAGAGCGTGTGCTTTATGGTGGCATTCATGCCTGTGTAAAGAGTGGAGAACCAACTACAAAGCATGGAATAGCTGAGAAAAGATTCAACGAAGGTCACAAGACGATGCCAGATGGCAGACAAATTACCAGAGTTGAGTGGAACAAGACTGACATGGTGGAAGCTTCTGAGAGAAGAGCAGCTGAAGCTAAAGAAAGGAAGAGAGTATCAGACGCTCAGAAAGCACAGGTAAAGAAGATACACAATATGACGAGAGAGCAAAAGATTAATTACATAAGGAATGGTGATAAATGAAATATATAAATGAGGCTAAAGATTTGCCAGAACAAGTTGTGAACAACAGGATTATGTATGACCAAAAAGGAAACGTTACTGACGTAGAGCC